GATGGAAAAATTTGGGACGATAGGCACGGAGGTCCTTTTGATCGTGGATCAGCTGATTCGTATTATCGTAGGGGTATTACTCCTCACTTTTTTACAGGTTCAACTTATCAGTCTCCTATCGTAAAAGAAGATGAGATGACTAATGAGCAATTGGAAGCATATCACGCAGGTTATAGATACAATGAGAAGCAAGGTGATTTTAAAGAGTGGTGATATGTTTACAAATGAAATTGAGTGGGAAGAAACTATAACGACCGTTTTAGATGATAGCGGACGTCACGAAGACGTTCAGCTATTCATTGACGATCACGGTGTATTCATTCGTCAGTGGAATGAAAAAGCGAAAAAATTTGATTTAATCGAATTGACTCATAAGATGTATCATGAGCTAATAGAGGCAATGAGATATAAAGAAGGCGCTTACGTTACTAGATACAGAGCTGTGTGATATTTTTATCACACACAAAAATAAAATATATTTAACTGTGTACATTCCTGTATTTTCGTAGTAGTATAGGATTATAACATAGGAGAAAATATGACTAATCAACAAAAAGCTGATCGTTTAGCACTCATTCAAAAAATCGCTGAAAGACAAAAGCGTGAGAAAGCCACTGCATTACGTATGGCTAAACTCAAAACTCGTTCTAAGTCTTTAGTAAAACGTGTTCCTAAAAAGAAACGTGATTTTATGGAAATTCCAAAAGAGTCTAACATGTATCAGTGGACTGATGCTAGTAAGTACGCTAAAGAATACTATGGGGAGACCATGTATGAAACAACCAGATTCGACAACGACTGGGATTAATGGAATCGAAGTAGAGTTGATGCTGAGTCCACTCAAGGCTCAGCTTGACAAACTCGAGCAAACCACGTCAAACATCAGTATCAAGCTTGATTCCTTGATACATGTTACACTTGCGTGGAATGAAAGTATCGACAATATTAATGAACATCTAAAAGAAAGCATGGGTGTAATTAAAGAACATGTTGGTCTCATAGAAGATTCTGATGTGTTAGTTAACATTGAAGATTTTATTTTAAAGAGTTCCTATGAAAAGGACGAAGAGGATGAAAAGATTTTACATCTAAATCCTGATTTATTTAATGGAGGCGAAAGCAGTGATAAGTGAAATTGAAATGGAGATTGCGGTGAACCGTAGTGAAATGATACAAGAGTTGCATAATCGTGACTGCCAAGTTATCTTTCGCAAAGTTGATGGTACTGAACGTACTATGATTTGTACTCTGAATGAGAGTGTGATTGATAACGGAGATACAGCAAAGCGTGAAGTGAAATCACGTAATGATAATGTTCTTGCTGTATGGGATGTAGAAAATAAGGGATGGCGATCTTTTAGGATCGACTCTGTTATATCTTTTACATAGTATAAATAGATACATGTTTATACCACTAGAATATCTTTTTGCTATTACTACAACAGTTGTAGCATACTTGACGTATCGTCTCGGAAAAAGAGACGATCAAAATTATAGAGATGATATTGTCGATACGACTATCAATTATCTTATTCAAGAAAATATGGTAAAATGGAAGCGTCACAGTGACGGCGAGATAGAATTATTTCCTCTCGACGAAAAATAACTGTGTACATTTCTGTTTTTTCGTGTTAGAATAGAATTATATTATGAGGAGATATTATGGAACAAGTAAAAAAGATTCGTAAACGTCGTAAGCCAATGTCAGAAGAGCAGCGAGCAGCTGCGGCTGAAAGACTTAAAGTGGCAAGAGAGAAACGTATGAAAGCAAATCCGCCTACATACAAGAATATACATCCATCAGTCTTAGCAGTTCCTGATGATCAGCCTATGTCTCTTAAAAATGTGAGACAGTGGATTAAGACACAAAAGGAACTAATGTCTGCTGAGCGTAAAGCTATGAGAGCTGACACAAACAATAAGACAGGTGCTCTTAATCGATATCTTAATCATCAAGGATATATCAGAAATTTAGATCGTTACTTACGTGACGGTGATTATGTTGATGATTACTATGGTGAGTATGGAACATCTAAAATCAAGTGGCGGTGTGTAGTACCAGCCTATGATAAAGAAGGACAAATTAAACGGCAGCACGGTGTATACTATGATGACATCGGTACCGTTTGGAGTGACTTGGAATGATAGAACAAAAGTTTTTAACCAAATCTAAGTTCAGTGTTCTCATTGAGAATGCTGTTCTTAAAAAGAAAATGTCGTACATGGATGCAGTTCTCGACGTCTGTGATAAACACGACATTGATCCAGAAGATGTAAAGAAATTTATATCTACACCTATTCGAGACAAAATAGAAGCCGAAGCAATGAGGCTTAACTTTCTTCCGAAAGGAAACACGTTACTTTTTGAATAAGGAGAAATCAAATGACAGTAACTCGTGACGAACGTATGGCAAAATCTGAAGCTGCTCGAACAAGACGAAGAGCATTGAAAGAAACCCTACTATCAAAGACCGATAGGTTTTTTACGAGAATGCGGAAACTCCGAAAAAAGAAACAAAAGAGTGTACACTAACGCATGTATAGTGTATAATATTACAGTAACATTTCAGCAAATACGAGGTAAATATGTCTTTTGCAAACTTAAAGCGTAATCGCGATAATATTTCTAAATTAATCAAAGCAGCCGAATCAACTGGCGGTGGAGGTGAAAAGAAATCTTATGCTGATGATCGTATGTGGAAACCCACAGTAGATCAAGCCGGTAATGGTTACGCAATACTACGATTCCTTCCTGCCCGTGAAGGAGCCGAACTACCTTGGGCAAGATACTGGGACCATGGTTTTAAAGGACCAACTGGTCAATGGTATATCGAAAAATCTCTTACATCAATAGGACAGAACGATCCAGTCGGTGAACTAAACTCACGATTATGGAATACTGGTATCGAAGAAGATAAAGAAACAGCACGTCGACAAAAGCGTCGATTGCATTATGTTTCAAATATCTTTGTTGTTTCAGATCCTGGTAATCCTGAGAATGAAGGCAAAGTCTTCATGTATCAGTTCGGTAAGAAAATCCATGATAAGATTATGGATCAAATGCAACCAGAATTTGCAGATGAAGAACCTGTAAATCCATTTGATATGTGGGAAGGTGCAAATTTTAAACTTAAGATTCGTAACGTAGAAGGTTACAGAAACTATGATAAGTCTGAGTTTGCAAAACAAACACAATTGCTTGATGGTGATGATTCAAAACTAGAAAGCGTTTATGATCAAATGTATGATCTGTCTGAGTTTACAGATCCTGCAAATTATAAAACGTACGATGAGTTGAAGACAAAGCTTTCTTCTATTCTAGGTGAAGTCGCTGGTATGGGTGCTGCTACTATGGCACAAACTGCCCAGATGAATGAACCTGTTGAAGCTCCTGCTCCTCAACGAATTGAACCAGTTACAGCAGAGAATATCAAAGTCGAAGACGATGATGACACTCTAAGCTATTTTGCTAAATTAGCTGAAGCTGACTAAAAAGCAAAATTTCCATCAGTGGTCGGACCAGTAACAACAGTATTGGTTTGGCTACTGTTGTTATTATTTACTTGACTGCTACTATTATCAATATACTGAATTGGTCTGTCTAATTTAAATCCATCTTGCGCTAATGCGTCTAATGCGTTTTCTTCAAATCCACGTCGTATTCTTTTTTTACCTCTACCATCAGCAGCAGGCTTCATCATAAATTCACTAAGACCACTTCCAGATCCAAATGCTTCTATTCTTTCTAAACTTGTTGGGAATTGAAAAGTGTTTCCGTAACGATCAAGGACATCGCCTGGCCCTACACCTATTCTTAATGCTGCTTTTAGAGCTTCAATATTTTTAACAGCATTAGCATAATCTATTTCTGGATCATTTAGACCTTTTACAGTTTTTCCAGTAAGAAATTTTGGTAAAAAACCTGCTTTAAATGTGCCGCCTTCAAGTGCGGTTTCAATTATATCTACTGAATTTGCTAAATCTAGTGCAAACTCTTTCATCTTAATGCTGTCACCACGAAACTTTAGCTTACCTAGTTTATCAAGTGATAATGTAAGGCTATCAACAGCAGCAGCACCTTTTTCTAAGTTATCAGCCTCACTTGCAACTCTCATTATGCTTTCAAATGGTGATTCAGCGCCAGTAAAGAAGGCTAAAATTTTCTGAGTAGCGTTAGCTAATACTCCAAGAAATTCTGCAGTAGCAAACGCAAGTAAGCCTCCTGAGATCTTTACTAATCCAGCAACAAATTGATCAGCTTTGCCTTCATTAGTCAAGTCTGTAATAGAAAGAACATTTTTAACGTTTTTCTTTAATTCTTCTGTCCAGTCTTGTCTACCTTTTCCATCAGCAGCCCAATCTCCTAAAAAATCACCAAGACTTGCAAACCCACCTCCAACTCCAAAAGTTGCAAGAGCAAGACCTATTGCACTCATTGCAGCAGTGAATTTTGCGGTGTCTAACGAGAATGCTATATCGGATAATGATAAAAGAGTTATTACATTATCTTTTATATTTTGAGCCCAATTACCTGCTCCGGCCCACGTTGCAAATCCAGCAGCACCACCGGCGAAAGCTTCACCTACTGCAAAAGCTCCAATACCTAAACTAAGACCTGCCATAGCTGGAACAAATAATACCCCTTTAAATAAGTTTCTGACGCTGTCTTTCACACCATCAGATATTGATAAAAGAGTAAGAACATTCTTTTTAACATTTTCTGACCAACCGGTGGAAGTCTCATATTTATCCATCGTTTTTTTGTCTAACGCATCTACACCGGCTGCAGCCGCTCCACCTGCAGAGAAAACTAATAATCCCATACCTAAGCCTTTAAGCGCTAAT